GCTTGACACCGAGATGCTGTACGACATCCTGCACGACAGCTACGTTCTGACGGCCCAGGACTCGTTTGACGACTTCATGATCGCCATCGAGTGGTACCGGGACGACGCGGAGAAGTTCTGGCTGGTACGAAGGAAGCAGCTTCTTCCCGTCTGTGAAGCGCTTGAGTCGCTTTTATCGGACGACCTGGACGAGCTGTTCCTGTCGATGCCGCCGAGGGTTGGGAAAACAACAATCGTGTTGTTCTTTATGATCTGGTATATCAATAAATACCCCAACCGGTCGAACCTGTACTGTTCATTCTCGGACACGACAGCGAAAACATTCTACAACGGCGCCCTGGAAATACTCAACGACCCGTACACCTACGATCTGGCAGCCGTTTTCCCCAAAAACTCAGTTAAAAGGACAGATTCCAAAGATCTGCTCATCGACATAAACCGAAAAAAGAGATACGCCAGCCTGACGTCCCGGTCCATTGACGGTTCCCTGAACGGGTCCTGTGACGCGGAGGGAATAGTGCTTGCTGATGACCTGCATTCCGGCATTGACGAAGCCCGTTCAAAGGACCAGCTCATGAAGAAGTGGGAAACGGTCAGGGCGAACTTCCTCTCCCGGAAGAAGGGCACGGCGAAGATCCTGTGGATAGGCACGCACTGGTCGCTGATAGACTGCATCTCACAGCGTATCGAGATGCTCCAGACATCAGCCGACTGCGCCCACATCAGGTACAAGGTCTTCAACGTCCCTGCACTTGACGAGAACGACGAGTCGAATTTCGACTACATGTTCCACAAGGGCTTCACGACAGCCGACTACAAGGCCATCCGTGCATCCTACGAGGTGAGCGGGGACATGGCGCTGTGGCTGGCCCCGTACATGGGCACACCGATAGAGGCCGACGGCGCGGTGTTCGCTCCTGAGGACATGCGCTACTACAACGGCGAGCTGCCGAAGGAGGAACCAGACCGGATATTCATGGCGGTCGACCCTGCGTGGGGCGGCGGCGACTATGTGTCCGGGCCGGTCATCTACCAGTACGGAGAAGACATGTTCGTCCACGACGTGGTGTTTTCGAACGGCGACAAGTACGTGACCGAGCCGATGGTGGTACAGAAGGCCATTGGGAACAACGTAGCCGCCATGTACATAGAAGGCACGAGGGTGACCTCCGGGTACGCCGAGGACATCGACTCCCGGCTCCGTGAGCAGGGCCGCCGGATAAACCTTCAGAGCACGACCAAGCACTGGTCGAGCCAGAACGGCAAGAAGCAGAGGATATTCGATAAAGCCCCGGAGATACGGGAAAAGATGATATTCCGTGATGCGAGATGCCGGAGCAAGGAGTACGCACAGTTCATGAACCAGCTGTTCGCCTTCTCAATGGAAGGCAAGAACAAACACGATGACGCACCTGACTCACTGGCCATGGTGCTGTATAACACGACATCTCAGATGAACCGCATCACGATGATGTCCCGGAGCGTGCTTGACAAATATTAAGGAATGTGAGCCATGGCAAACGAATCTGTAAAACTCGATAACGGAAAAGTTGACGTCGACAGGGTTCTCGACCCGGAGATCCAGCTGTTCGGCCGGAGCGTGGTCTATACCGCCGAGGACGAACTCACACCGGAGAATGTGATCCGGGCCGTGAACGAGGCGCTGTACGTCCATGCAAAGAACATGCGCGAGGAGGAATACCTCTATTGGTACCGGCGCGGTGTGCAGCCGATCCTGCTCAGGACAAAGAAGCGGAACAAGTTCATCCTGAACAAGGTAGTGGAAAACCATGCGGACGAGATAGTCAGCTTTAAGAACGGTTACTTCCTCACACAGCCCGCGTTCTATGTGAGCCGCACCGACGGCGCGCAGGAGAAGGTGAACAAGCTGAACGAGTACCTCTACCGCTCCGGCAAGCCCGATGCGGACAACGAGGTGGTGGACTGGTTCCATTCCGTGGGACTCGGCTATGTGTTCGTCCGGCCGATGGATGACCGCGAAGCACCGTTCAAGGTGTACGCCCTCGATCCGAGGAACTCGTTCGTGGCCAAGTCCCTTCGCAGGGGCAATGACCCCGTTTTTGCGGGGAACCTGGTCGTGAGCGGCAACCGCGTGATAGTTGACGTGTTCACTGACAGATATGTGTTCCGGCTCAACTGCGGCGCATATTACGGGTCAGGGCTGTATCTGGACATGTACAACAAGCCGCAGCCGTTCTGCACAGCGATAAACATCGAGAGCATCGAGCCGAACCCGCTCGGGATGATCCCGATAGTCGAGTACCACTACAACTCGACCTACATGGGCGCCTTTGAGTGCGTCCTCAGCCTCCTCGATGAAACGAACCGGATTCAGTCAAATCGCGCCGACGGTGTGGAACAGTTCATCCAGTCGCTCATGGTCATCTACAACGCCCAGATGCCCGATGAAGCGACCGCTGACGACCTGAAGCAGGAAGGCATACTGTTCCTCCGCTCTACGAACGAGATGAAGTCCGATGTGGAGATACTCTCGGAAGCGCTCGACCAGCAGCAGACGCAGACGTTAGTAGACGACATCCTCCGCAGGGCTTTTGCCATCTGCGGGATGCCCTCCCAGACCACACAGAACAACATCGACCACACGACCGGCGCATCCGTCATGGCCAGCTACGGGTGGTACCAGGCGGACGCGTTCGCCCGGAACACGGAAGACCTTTTCAAGCGTGCGAACCGGCGGTTCGACGAGATAATCACTACCATCCTCAGAAAGAAGGGCATTCTGGACATCAGTCTGGCGGACTTTGAACTGCACTTCACCAGGAACGAAACAATGAACGCGCAGGCAAAAGCCCAGACTTTGAACACATATCTGGCTGCCGGCATGCATCCCGTGCTTGCCTTCGCCAAATCCGGCGCGTCAAACGACCCGGTGAAGGATGTGGAGATGTCCGAATCGTACCTGAAGATGATCTGGGGCGACCCGGAGAACCCGAACGCCGGTGATGCCAAGATAGTTGAGGCGGTAGATGACACGTCCAGAAGCGACACAGGCGGTGCAGTATGATCCTTCCCTTCGATGAGCTGAACGTGGTCCGGTCAGGGCTTGAAGAACTCAGCATCGAAGCCGGATCTACAAAAGAGAATGTAAAACCGCTGAACAAGGATGACTGTATCGACCTCGTTCTGGATGCGCTGATAGTCGCCTACGTTTACGGGGTCGAGACCGCGAACCAGTCCCTCGGAACGGCGATCCCGACGCTCGAAGGCGAGATGCGCTCCGCCATTGAGAAGAAGATAGCCGGGAAGGACTTCCGTGAGCGGGTCAGTGAGTACGCGGCGGCCGGGGACATCGCCTCGATCATGAGGGTGGCCGACACGGACATGACGCGGATATTCAACGAGGCGGGCATGAACACGGCCCGTGCGGTCAGCTCAGGCGGGAGGCCCGTCACGAAGACCTGGCGCACCATGGAGGATGACCGCGTCAGGGACACTCATGAATACCTTCAGGGCATGACAGTACCGCTTGAGGCGCGGTTTTACACCTACGACGGTGATTCCGCCATGTACCCGGGCGACTTCGGGAATGCAGACAATAACTGCAACTGCCGGTGCCTGCTTGAATTCAGATAAAGGGCCTGACGGCAAAACCGGTTCGACTCCGGGAAGGCCCGATCAGCACCAGTGAAGGCGCTATACAAATCTCGCAAAATGTCAGAGAAGACAAAAATCGCAGACACAGCCAGAGAAGGCTTAAATCGCAAGGAGAAAAACATGGCAACTGAAAACGAGAACAAGACCCCTTCTGTAGAAGAACTGAATGCCACGATCAAAGAGCTTCAGTCAAACATCACCCAGCTTAAGGGTGACCTCGAAAAGCAGAAACAGGCCACGTCAAACGCTTCGACCGATGCCGCTGAATGGAAGAAAAAATTCCGCGATACCCAGGATGAGGGCACCAGGAGGAACGCCGAGACAGAAGAGACCATCGCCGCGCTCAGGAATGAGCTTGCCAGTCTCAAGAAGAACGAGACCATTTCAGGCTACGAGAAGAGCTACCTCGCGCTTGGCTACGATTCCGCTCTGGCCAGAAGCACTGCCGAGGCCATGGCCGACGGAAACATGTCCGTCGTGTTCGAGAACCAGAAGGCATTCACTGAAGCGCAGAAGAAGGCTGTTCAGGAGAACGCACTCAACAACATGCCCGACCTTTCAAAGGGGAAGAACCCCGCGCCGCCGTCTTCCGAAGACGACAAGCTGGTAGCGGCGTTCAGCCGGGCTGTCGGAGTAGAAACATAAGGAGAGAAAAACATGCCTAACTCTATTGCTCTTGCATCGAAATTTTTACCGGTCCTCGATGCTGTTTATAAAAGAGAATCACTCACTTCCCGGTTCGATGCCACCAATAGCGCTGTGCAGTTCATCGGCGGAAACGCTGTGAAACTGTTCAAGATTGCTATGGACGGCTTCGGCGATTACTCCCGGAACAACGGTTTCATTCAGGGTTCCGTGAACGGCACCTGGGAAACGCTCACCATGCAGTACGACAGAGGCATCAGCCTGAGCGTCGACAACATGGACGACGAGGAGACCATGGGTCTGGCCTTTGGCGAACTCGTCGGTCAGTTCATGCGCACTAAGGAGATCCCGGAGGTTGATGCCGTGCGTTTTGCGACGTATGCAACCAACGCCGGTAACTCTGCGAACGCTGACCTTTCCGGCTCATCTGACGTGCCTGACCTCATCGCCACCGCGCAGCAGGTCATGGGCGACGCCGAAGTCCCGAAGGAAGACAGAGTCCTGTTCGTTTCCGAAACCTGCTACAAATACCTGAAGGGCAAGATCACCCGTATGCTGTCCAACGAGCGCGGAGTGAACCGCGAGATCGAAGTGTACGACAACATGGAAGTCATTCCGGTGCCCACCGCCCGCTTCCAGACCGCTGTCACGCTGTACGACGGCTCTTCCAACTTCGGATTCGTGCCCACCGCCGGCGGCTACAAGATCAACTTCATGATCGTGCATCCCACCGCCCTGCGTCAGGTCGTCAAGCACGCCATGCCGCGTATCTGGCTTCCGAACGAGAACATCAATGCTGATGCCTACAAGTTCGATATGAGGCTGTACCACGGCGCATGGGTCCTTGACAACAAGACCGCCGGTATCTATCTGCACCGCGCTTCCACCGCGATTTCTTAAAGGAGGATGAACTATGGAATGGAGATGGACGGACGGATATGACGTATCCGAATTCAGCAAGACTGTCAGCATCTCTGACAGCTACGCCCTCAAAGATGACGAGAAGCAGATGTTCGTAAACGTGACCTGCTCCGCCGCATCGAAGACCCTGACTCTTGGTCTTCCCACCGGGCAGAACATGATCCTGACGAACATCGGCGGCACGAATGCCATCACCATCAAGAACGTGGCCGGTGACACCGGCACTTCTCTGGCGGCTGGCAAGACCGCTCTCGTTTACGCTTCTCAGACCGCCGACGCTTCAAAAGTGCTCGTGCTGAACTGATGAAGGAAGGCGTGAAGGTCTACGGCGGCACTGTGGTAGGCTTCGTCGCCGAGGAAGAACCGAAAAAAGAGCCTGCCACGGAGAAATCTCCGGCAGAAGAAAAGCCGAAACGCTCAGCAAGAAAGTGATGATACAAGAGGTATTCCCATGACAAACCTACAGAAGATAACCAGAGTACAGGTACTCCTGAACATGGACCCCAGGGCCACAACCGATGTCGTACTGGAATACCTCTCTCTTGCCAATCAGGACATCCTGTACGAACTGTACTCCGTTCTTGGCAAAGTGCCCACCGGCGTTACCGAAGCACCGCCGATCTATGACAGCATCCAGTGCGAGCTGGCAGCCAGATACTTTGCAAGGCGTGGCGGCCTCGCCGAGATCGTGCACGTGGAGAACGGCATACACCGGCATTGGGACACGTCTGATGACAGTGAGCTTATCGGGAAGATCGTGCCTTATATGAGGATACTGTGATGCAGAGTTTGGCTTCCAACATGGAAAAAATCGAATACGCCCTGTACCTCGGTGTTCAGGACATCCTGGTCGACGGCAAGCGTACCGGTGACAAGGCTGAAACGTATGCTCCCCCTAAGGAGTTCTGGATCTACGTATCGCCCAGTAAAGGCGAAGCCGTGGACGAACCCTTCGGCATCAACGAGGAGTACACGAACGTGATGTCCACATGTGACATGAGCTGCCCCATCGCCGAAGACACCATCCTCTGGATAAGGAAAAGCTCTGCGAACGGCGCGAAGCATAACTACGTGGTGAAGGCCGTGGCACGCGGGCTGAACTCCATCAAGTACGCGATAAAGAAGGTGAGCATTTCGTGAGCAAGAATATCAGCATCAAGCTGAGTCCGTACTCCATCGAGAAGGCCGTTAAGTCGCTGAAGGACTACGAGAAGAAACGTCTCAATGCCGAGACCATCGCCAACAGACTTTTGGATGCGCTGGTGAACGAGTCGGCAGGCATCTTCGGCGGCATGGTGCATATAACCCGGAACAGGGTCTCTGACACTGTCTGGGAGGTGGAGTTTTCCACCGGTGTGGAGCACCTGATAACCTTCTTAGAGTTCGGTACCGGCACGGAAACGCTCGATAACCCGGAATACGCGTCCGAGCTTCCGATAAACATCTATGCGGGGTCATGGTCAGAGGACAAGGGCAAAGGCACCTATCAGGAATGGGTGCAGACCGGCGGCATAACCATTAACAATGAATGGCGGCCGTACGCCAAATACCCGTATAACCATACGCCTAAGATGGGTATCTTCTACGGCATGGAAGCGGCCCGGAAGGAACTTGAAAGGATAGCGAGGGGAAGATGATCTCAAGGATTGACGTTTACAACTACATAGCCGAAGCGATAGACAGGCCTGAACGCCCGGTCAGTTGCTCTGCACGGCGCGAACCCGTCTTTGAAACCTTTCCCGCCTGTTCCATCGTACAGCTGAACGACAGTTCCATCAGTCGGAATTATACGCTCAACTACGATGACGAGCAGGTCCAGCGCAACTTCGAGGTGCAGGTGTTTTCCAACCTCCAAACGGGTGCGCTTCTGGAAGCCGAAGGCATCATGAACGAGGTGCGTTCCGCGTTTCGGCGGCTTTACTTCAAGGAATCCTTCGTTGGAAGGATTGAAAATACAGACCCTACGATAATTCGTCTCGTCGGGCGCTTCCACCGTACCATCGGCGGAGCCGACGAGATGCCTGACACAGAAACACAAGGAGATTAAACAATGGCTAACGAAATTGCAACAGCTGGCATTTCCGTGTCATATTGCCTTGAGACCGTTGCCGGGACCTTCCCGTCTTCCGGCACCTGGACGAACATCCCCAATGTCAAGGGCATCGGCGAAATGAACCCGGAACCGGCCACGTATGACGCAACCGACCTCTCTGACACTGTGTGGAAGAGATACATCCAGGCGCTGCGTGACATGGGCGGAAATATCCCGCTTACCGTGAACTTCAACGGCGCTTTCAAGACCGCCTGGGGCAATCTGTGCTCGGCTGCCCACAACAGCACCACCGGACTTCCGGCTGGCTACCGCACCTGGTTCAAGTTCACTGTTCCGACCATCTCGGATAAGTTCTACGTAGCAGGTGACCCCGCAGACGTTGGCTTCCCCGCCGCTGACACCGATCAGATCTGGGAAGGCACCGTGTACGTCACTCCTCTTGAGATCAAAGGCTGGGCAGCCTGAGCGTAAATAAGGAGGCATACTATGGCAACAAAAACGAAAGAAACCCCGAAACAGCTTGAGCCGATAAAAGTGTCGAACGGCGAAAAAGAGTACACGATCTTTTTTCACCGCGGCATTGTCCTTATGATGGACGCGGCAGGCTATTCAAGCAACAAGCTCCGTGACATGCTCGATGAAGCACCTCTGAACGCGATGGTGACGCTCGTCCACTACGGAATGCTTTCGGCCAACCCGGAAGCCACAATGGAAGAGGCTGCCGAACTTGTGTTCGACTTTGGCCTGACGAGTGATTTTACATCCCGCGTTGTAGATCTGTTCACGAACACGTACATGACGGCTGTAGAGGGAAGCGGAAAAAACGCGAAGTGGACGATGGAGTAACACCAGAGGGGGAAGTTCCCCCTCCTCCGTCGTCCGGTGATATGAGTTTTGCCGAAGTATTCCGGGACATTTACCCGTACTACATGCACATAGGCATGAGCTACGAGGAATTCTGGCACGGCGACCCGTATTTATGCGTTTACTACCGCGCAAAGCATGATCTTGACAACGAGGAAGCGAACCAGCAGATGTGGTGGAACGGCCTGTACGTATTCACAGCAATATCGACAGCGCTGTCCAATGTCCACCTCGACGGCAAGCATCACAAGATAAATCAGTACATCTCCGAGCCGTTCAAGATCCGTCCGCTGACCGAAGAGGAAAAGGCGGCAGAAACAGAACGAGCGAAGGCGGTTGTCGTAGAGCAGCTCAATGCGATCAAGGACGCATGGGACGCAAGACAGGAGGCTGAAAATGCCGGATAATTCAACTGCTACAATCGACAGCATCAAAGTAAGGATAGAGGCGTCATCCGAGCAGGCGTCAAAAGGCATAGAACTGCTCACGCGGCACCTCATCTCCCTTGGCGGCATCTCCCGGCATGTCATCCAGAGCTTGTCCCTGTTAAACGGCACGCTTCGTGAAACGGTGGACATCGGGAGACGGCTTAGCCAGCTCAAACTGCCGTTCACGTCCCAGACTGCGGATAAGACGTTCAATGCGTTCGACCGGTTAAAGGATGTTGACGGCAATGCTGAGAAGGCTTCGGCGGGAATTACGAAGTTCGTTCGGAGCCTGACATTCATGACGACCATGACCCGTGCGGCACATCAGCATCTCACGGGCCTTAACAATGCCCTTCGAGAAGTCGCGTTTGCAACGTCAGGGTTCCAGGCACCGATATTCGACCAGAACAACGGGGTCGACTCCATGATCGGTTCCCTTGATCGGATAGCGAATTCCATACAGGCGATGTACGGTCCTGTCACAAGCCTCAGGTTCAACATGGGTTCCCTGACCGGTGAACTTGACGGGACAAAAACCGGCATGGACGAAATGGCAAAATCGACGAACAAGGCGAAGTCGGCGCTGAGCGTCATGACAGGTGTTGTCTCCGGGCTTTTCAAGCACCTCGGCGATGCCGTTTCAAAGGTGACCGGGAAGATAGGCCGGTTCTTTAATTCCCTGAAGCGTATAGCCATGTACCGGGCCATCAGGTCAGCGCTCCGGCTTATCACTCAGGGGTTCAAGGAAGGCATAGGGAACCTTTACCAGTGGTCGCTGGCGGTGAACGCGAACTTCTCCCCAACCATGGACAAGCTGGCGTCTTCCATGCTGTACCTGAAGAACAGCTTTGCGTCCATGTTCTCGCCGCTTATCGAATACTTCACGCCGCTTATCGAGGCGCTCGTGGATAAGCTGGTCACGGCTTTCAACTGGGTTCAGCGGTTACTGGCCCAGCTGACCGGGAAGACTACATGGTATCAGGCCATCAAAGTCCAGACGCAGTATCAGGAAGCGACGACCGACACAGCGGATGCCGTGAAACAGCTTCGTGAGCAGATAAACCTGATGGACTGGGACGAACTGAACAACATCACCGAGTCTGCCCCTGCCGCGGCTTCAGCTGCCGCGCCGAGCACGGAAGTAGACCCGGCGACCATGTTCATCCTTCAGCCGACAGAGCTTGAGCCGATGGAAGGTTCCTTCTGGGACAACCTGATGAAGTGGATCAATGATCAGGACTGGACGTCCATCGGTGAGAAGATCGGAACGAAGGTTCGTGAGTGGTTCGAAAACATCGACTGGCAAAAGGTATGGACGAACATCAAGAACATCGGTATCGCGGCTGCAAAGCTGCTTTGGGGTCTGTTCAAAGGACTGTTCCCGAAGTTGGCTGAGAAGCTGGAAACCTTCTGGGATTCCGTGAAGATGTGGCATGAAGACCTTAAGAAATCGCGGGAGGTCAATGAACAGACAAGCGCCGTCTACGAACTTGCGACAAAGATAACAGAACTCAGCGGCTCTGAAGGCAACCACGGTACAGGCGGAACCTTTGGAGGAAGCGGGTACGAGTTTTACCTTGCCGAGTTCAATAACGTCAGCGAAAATCTTCAGAAGCTGTACGCGGCCAGACGCAACCTGATGAGTAACGTGGTCAAGACCCTCGGCCTGTCAGACCAGGAAGTGCAGAATTACGAATACTGGTGGAAGCGTTACAACATGGGTGACGAAGAAGCAGAGCACATGTCGAACAGTGACCCGAAGTTCGCCGCATACATCGCCGCAAAGGTCGCCTATGATGAACTTGAAAAGAAGATAACCGACCTCACAGCAAGACAGAAAGAACTGGCAATTGAGGCCAGAAAAGCATCCGGCGCTTACGAAGTCTCCGCCGCGGCGATCTATGAGACCACGAACGCCTTCGATGCTTTCAATCTGAGCCTGCCGACAGACATAGCAACAGTTGCATCAGACATATTAAAGGGCTTCACTTCTGCTGATTGGATGAACGGAGGCAAAGAGGCCATACACAAACTTCGTCAGGGCCTCAAACAGAGAGGCTTCAGCGATGACATGATAGAGCTCGCGACAAAGTCCGCCTACGCCTACGCATCCTATGCCGGGTGGCTCACTGTCGGTGACGACACCATGTCAAAGATATCCTCCGCCATTGAGAACTCCGGAATCCCTGAGGAATTCCACGACGTGGCCTATTGGTCGCTTCTGGCGTTCTCCGCTGAGACAGACTGGGCAGAAGGAACGCAGGTAACTGTTGACCAGATGCTCAGCGTGCTTGAAGCGGCGGGCATCCCGGAAGAATACAGGCTCATCGGAGCGAACTCCATGACCGCCTTCCTGAACAATCCCTGGGGTAATGTACCTGACAATGTTGTGAAAGCCATTGAAGACGGCCTAAATGCCGCAGACATGCCGGAAGACATGCGGAAGATCGCCAGAGCATCGCTCATGGCATGGACGCAGGACATCGACTGGGAGAACGGCGGAACGCTCACGGCAAATGACATCGAAATGGCACTTGCACAGGCAGGCATCGACGATGAATACCGCAAGTGGGCGAAGACCTCCATCATCGCCTTCGGCAACGGACAGGGAAGCAAGACCTGGAAGAACCTTGGCAAAGACACCATCAAGCTCCTGAGCAAAGGAGTGTATGAGTTCAACCTTCCGGGGATCTATGACACCACAGCGCGTGAAGCTATGACGGCATACCTTTCATCCATTAACTGGGAGGAAGGCGGCAAGGCATCAGCAAAAGATATTGAGAAGGCATTCATCGCTTACGGCATCCCGGCAGATGTGGCAAAGGAAGCCGCAAAGGCCGCGAAGAACTGGGCAGACCAGAACTGGGCCGATGCTGGCGGATTCTCTGCGGACTACATCTCAAAGGCCTTCTCTAAAGCGGGCATCCCGGCCCATGTACAGCGTGACGCGGCAGAGGCCATCCACAAATGGATGAACGAGACCGACTGGTCGAAGCCAGGCGCAAAATCTGCCGAGTTCATCCTGAAAGCGCTCAAGAATTCGAACCTTGATGAGAAATATTACGATGTCGCACTTGCGTGCATCCAGTCCATGCTCGGAGCTGACTGGTTCGATTCCGGCCGCGTCATGGCCAACACGACACTGAGCGGTTACGTTTCGGCATTCAGCGAAGACGAAGACTCGCACGGGTTTAAGGGCAAGGTATCAAGCTACTTCAATAACAAGCTGGACGAGATAGTCAAGGAAGGCCTCATCGAAGAACTGCCCATTGACTTCTCGCTCCCGTCATCAAAGGACATTGCCGACGAAGCGAACGACATTATCGACAAAACTGAGATATCAAAGAAGCTCAAGGTGCAGTTCGACTTCAGCGGCAAAGCAAAGATAAACACGGTCGAAGATGAAGAGGGCTATATCGAAGTCCTCAACTTCGCCACCGGCGGATACGTCAAGGGTCAGGGCACACTCTTCCGCGCAGGGGAGATTCCCGGACAGGCGGAGATGGTCGGCAATATCAACGGCCGCACCGGTGTGGCATCGGGCCAGGAGATAACCGGCATCGGTGACGCGGTATGGTCTACAGGCGGAAGGACCGCCACACTGCTTGAAACGCTCATTGAGATAGTCAAGAACAAGAACCTCGTTATCTCACCGTCTGCGGCACTTGGCCGCACGGTGTCCAGATCGGAGCGCATGTACGCTTCACAGATGGGGTAACAACATGGCATTCAGCGGTTATCTTATCAAGCTGGGAGGGTCGTCAGGGACGATTCTCCCGCTGAAATACATCAGGTACGAGACGTACAAGGTCACGCCGAACCAGCGGATGGATTACAACTCGACACGTGATTCCACAGGCGTTCTTCACCGCACGGCCCTGTCTCACACGTCTACAAAGGTGGAATTCAATACAAGGCGGCTGTCTAACAAGGACATGGAAGCGCTCATCAGCCTTTTTAGAACGGCATGGACAAATACGCTTGAACGGAAGCTTACGCTGTACTACTACGACCCGGAGAATTTTACGTACAAGACCGGCACGTTCTACATGCCTGACATCGAGTTTACAATCACCAATGTAGACACGACGAACAACAAGATCATGTACGCCGAGACCCGGATAGCATTCATCGAATACTAAGGAGGGGCAGATGCAGAAACACACAATGTCGTACCGGCAGGCGCTTCTAAACGGTGCTGAACAGGACGTTCTGCTTCTCAGGAAGTCACAGGATGACGCCGCGCTCAAAGCATATCTGTCCGGTCTTGAGGGTGACTTTACAGTACGCGGTGTAACCCTGGACGAGGACATCTGCTCCGGTGACGACCTGACGTTCGGTGCCATCCCTGCGGCCAGCATGTCCTTTGAGCTTACCAACTGGAACAACGAATACACCGACTTCCCGTGGGGCCGGTTTGTGGCCTACGGCGCGGTAAAGACCGGCACGAAATCTTTCGCGGCAAAGACTGGCATGGTTTCTTATGCGGAGATAGGCACGACCTGGATCTACGGCATGAACGACGGCTCACTGATCGTGAGCTACAACGACACATCGGGCCAGGTGCCCGTCAGGACGGAAGTGACCTTCAGCACGGGCACGTACCCGGTTGTGGCGCTTATAGCCGACCAGATGAACCCTATAGGCCCGGCGGTCATGACGGTATCGTACAACGCCTCTACCAACACAGGCAGCACCGGATGGCTGTACCTCAACCCCTTCGAATGGGTGTCGAGCCAGCCCGAGGACAACCTGAACAGGAAGATGTGCGAGAAGTACAAAAAGGGCCTGAGCGTTTCTTTCCAGTACGATGACAGTTCGGCACAGTTTGACGGGGTCATCTACACATGGACAAAGTACGATGTCAGCACGACCGTGGCTACGGTGTACGAACTCGCGTATCTTGGCCAGTACGTCATCAACAAGCCTGATGAACTACAGAACGAGATACTCGTCTTCAATAACGTGCATAACGTGTTCTACCAGCTGGACATTGACGCGAGCGATATACAGACGTATCTGTCATCTCCGAAGACCATTGACCAGCTGTCAGAGCACATCGCGCTCATGGTCATGGCGGAGTATCTCGGCATCTATGACTACTCTGGATTTACGACCGATACTGTAAATGCAGGTACGTTCGGGGAGAACTGCTCGTACACATACAGGGAGATACTTGGCCAGTGCGCTGAATATTTCGGCTGTGTGGCAGCACTCAGGGCGTTCGGTGATAAGGACGTCGCCATGCCGTCCCTCGGTGCGTTCGCCTTTGTGCCGGTGTGTTCGAGCAAATCAAACCCTGACGAGACCATCCAGTACAGCAACATTGTAGCTGGCTCTCTCAGTGTTAAGTCCTTCGAGACAGGCCTTATCAAAGACCTTCAGATACTCGCCTCTGACGGGAATAAGGCAACATACAGCATTTCCGTTAGCGGCGACCAGACCTACCAGATAAACGCAAGCCCGATAACTATCGACCCGATGTCCGGTGCCATACGGACCGGGGACATGCCTTATCGGCTTGGCACAAACGGATTCTCATTCCGGCCTGCATCGTTTGCTATTATCCAGGCAGACCCGGGCGTCGAACTCGGCGACATGATACGTGTCTACATCTCCGAAGCATCGACTCAGCCTGAGGTTGACGTTTGGGGCAAGCCCACGGGCCAGACTCAGAATATAGATCCAATCATAATGCCTCTGATGCACCGCACGCTGACATGGCAGGGCCGCTGGTCTGCGGAATACCAGTCGACCGGAAGCCAGCTCCGCGAGGTGGACACAGACAAAGGCGTTTATGGGGCATCAACGGCGATGGCCTATACCGACTCGCAGATAAGCAAGATGAAGGAGCGGACAACGCTGAACCCGACCTACGAGACCAACTCGTATGTGTCGAGCACAGCGGTTGCGCGGATCAGTATCGACACGATTGGTGAGGAAAGCGGAATCCTTAACCTGAACCTCGACATTGACTCGGCAACGCTCCCATCAAACGACACATGGGTGAAAATCGCGGAATTCGCCCATACATTCCCACGGAAGACCTACGCGGACATTTCCGCGCAGTCAGGCGGGTACACGCTCCTTGTGGAGCTGGACACGACCGGGGAACTGTGGATCTACAACGGGTCAGGGGGTTCCATTTCCGGCTGGTGCCGGGCGGTAATACCGCTACTACTTTAATGGAGGGCTTATGCCATGACAGCAGAAATGATCACAGCGATTGGAGCATTGGTCGCAGGAATCGGAGGCATCGTTACTGCGATACTGATGAATCTGAAGACGCAAGCTCTCTTGGAGTACCGCATGCAGCAGGTAGAGCGGAAACTTGACGAGCACAACAAATACGCTGACAAGATGGGTTCTATCGAGGTGCATATCGCGGAGATACAGACAGACATCAAGTATTTAAGAGGAAAGGCCCAGTAAGCCTTAACAAAGGGAGGATAACATGTCAGTTGTTCAGACCATATACCTGACACAGGACAAATTCCCGTTTCAGGACGTTCCGGTCGTATACGCCGTTCAGGACGATACAGGCCGTGAGATCCTGATGAAGAGGTCTGACGGCACTTTCGGAAGCGGATCTACCGCCTCTCTGAATTTCCACCGCGCAGACGATTCCTATTACAATGTGTCCGCCACGCATCCAACCGGGAGTGATGATTTTACGGCGGACATCACACAGGCGCTTACACGCCCCGGCTTCTGCGAAGCGCAGCTGAAGGTGACGTCGTCATCAAAGGTGGTCTCCACATTCTCTTTCAGGATCTATGTCCAGCCGAACATCAACGGTCTCCCCGTGGCTCAGCTTGGATACGACATTTACGACCTGATCGACGCCGCGAACCACATCACCATCGACACAACACTTTCACATGCCGGTCAGGTGGCTGATGCAAAGGCAACCGGAGACGCCATCGCATTGAAAGCCGATCAGGGCGTGATCGCTGCCGCATTCAGCGCATCGGCGACATATGCCGCAGGCGACTATGTCATGTATGGCGGTGAACTGTACAGGTTCACACAGCCGCACACGTCAAGCCCCTGGTCCGGAACTGACGTCGAACAGGTGACCGTAGCCGACGCGCTTGGAGACATCGAAGGGCTGTTGGCAGACATCTCAGTCAGCTATGACAGCGTGGAAGACGAGATCGTCATCACATACTAAGGAGGAATGAAATGCCTAATAATCAGGTAAACATCCCGAGTGTAAAGAACTCAACGATGGCGGCACACACCACCGCCATGGAGAACAAGCTGGACGCTCTCGCGGCGCTGCTCGAAGCCCAGAACCACCTGTTCTCCCATCAGAACGCAGCCATTGACCTTCTGGCGGCAGACAAGCGTTCTACTCTTGCTACTGACATCGCGCTTTTAGCAGAGCTGATCCAGGCCGGAGAGATCCTCGAAGAGATGGACTACGGCGACCAGATCTCGACCGCGTGGAAGGCAACGGACAACACCGAGTACACGCCTGCTATGAACCTGTGCCATGTAGATGAAGGTGAGCTGGAAGACGGTGAGAAGATCAACACGGCCATCTTCGAGTGGGACAAAACCACCGCCGACGGCATCCCGTACTCTGCGCGCCAGGCAATCATCGAGCCTGTGGACGCCGCGCTCCCCGCCGGAACATACAACTTCCTTGTGGCTAACGATAGCTGGGGAAACAACAACGGAAAATATATCCAGTTCACTCTGACTGAAGACCTGCCGATTGGCGGCCAGATCCGTCCGACCGCTGCGTATAACGCGCTGATCACATCCGGCACCCTTGACGTATATGCGTCAGGCGATGTGTCCACCGGGAACGACAACAAGCTGTACTCCATGACCCCGATTGAAGGTCAGGGAGGAACGTACCTCGGCACGACTGACGGCACGGGTAACCTTAACCACTGGGCATATGTGGCAATTGGCCATGCACGGTGGTCAACTTCCTTCGCCAGACTCTGGCTGAATGCCAATGGCGCAAAGGGAACCTACTGGACGAAACCTGAACGGTATGCAGTTAAGCCTGCTCAGGCTGACAGCGTGGACGGATTCCTGTACGGATACAGGGGTTCCAATATTCTGGATTACATCCAGCCCTGTAAGGTCGTCACGGCGAAGAACACAGTCGACGGCGGGGGGAACGATGTGACCTACGACCGCATCTTCCTCGCATCGCTTGAGCAGATCTACATCGAGCCGCAGGCATCCGCCGGGCTTGAGGGCGTGTACTGGGAGTACTACAAACGGCTGCTCGGCCGCACCACACCGGCACCTCGCTCACAGACCTACGCACGGCTGATCAAGTACGCGATCAACGCGACCACCACGGCGCAGACCTGTTGGCTCCGTTCGGCGGGCCTGAGCAACACGCGCGAGTGGAGTGTCAACACATCGGGCGCCGTGGGCAACAACTCCCCGAGCTACGCGGCTCGCTGTGCCCCTGCTTGCCGCATAGGCAAGTAATCAGACAACAATCAGGCTCAATCTGCCGCGCACACCTGCGCGGCAATGAGCCTCACGAGGTAAAAAAAAATGGGAAACAAAGCGTGGAAAGTATCCGTCAGGTTCGGCGACAGCCGCAGGCTTCTTTACCGGCTGAACCGATGGTACAACAAACAATGGGAGGAATTTAACAATGATCGAGACAAAATTCCCGAAGAACACGATTGGGGAGCGTAAGGACGAAGAGAACCGCATTGCGCTCCTGGAGACTATCAACGCCATCCTGTATTACATTGCGGCGTGTGATTACCCCGAGATCATCGAGGGCGAAGGCGCGGAGGTGGAGAATGAGTAAGATATATTACGAAATGGCAAAGAAGTACTATCCTGACAGGTGGAACATTGCGATGCTTCGCCAGCTGGTCGAAAAAGGACGTCTGACAGAGGAAGAGTACGAGCTTGTCACAGGGGAACCCTATGAAGGAAGCCTTGGTGATTGACGCGAACGACGTCAAGAAGATCCTTGCGGAGAAGTTCGGCGTTCCTGAAGAGAACGTTATAAAATCCCAGTACAGCTTCACCGTTATCACCGAAAAGACGAATGGTGCAGTCCCTACAGAGTAATCATAGCCTTGCAGACGGACTATAAAAGAGTCTTTTCTTAACATTTGTTCACTTACAACTGAATAGCTCCCGGCGGCTTCGGCTGCCGGGACACCCTCGGAGGAAAAATGGACGACAGAGACACTCTGCGTTTTGCGATAACCATTCTGATCATAATTGCCATAGGTGCGCTGAAGCACTTTATGGGTTAAAGGAGTTCAATGTTAACGAAAAAGAAGAACGCCGTATTTGGTAGATATCCTTCGTGCGATATGCTAAACAATGCCTTACGTTTTTTATTCGATGGAGATGTTGACAATGCCATTGATGAGATAGTTTTTGCTATTTACAAGGCTGATGGATATTTGCATACTGACGTGGATGATAAGTTAAAAGAACGAAATGAAGAACATTTCAAAATTCTATAAAAGGAGGGGATTATGAAACTGAGAGACTGGCAGATTCGGGCGGCCAAAACCTTTGTGCAGTGCTTCGGCGGCGTTCTGGTGCCCGAGATCGTACTGCTCCTTAACAACCTTCCTGTGGACATCTCTGCCGCATGGAAGGTCCTGTTCCCGGTGCTCTGCTCTGCCATTGCGGCAGGCATCGCCGCCGTGTGGAACATAATTCTGGAAGAACTGAAGAAGAAAGAAGGTGAGGAGAATGGCTAAGAAGAAATGGAATGCGGTGATGCGTGATGCCCGGTGGATTTACCAGAACCGGGAGCGCTTCGCTTATCTCTGGGGGTCTAATGGCGAGTGCCCGAGAACCTATGCCGAAGCGAAAGCCCTTGTGGAGCGTTGCTGGGCGATGAATCCCGCTCACTTTCAGGAGTCGGTCATCAATCGCGGTCATACAAAAGACGAGCTTGCGCGGCATATAACCGGGAAAATCTGCTATGACTGCTCTTCCTTCGTGTGCGCGGTCACCCAGAGCGAAGGCGACATTTACCATCTGAAGGTGGTGAAGGATTACAACTCCTCAATGCTGAACGCCGTGATGATCAATGTCACCACTCCGGCGCTTGGTACGTGGAGCAATGTGCTGTGGGTCGAGGGCCATGTCGCGATTGATGTCGCTTCGGGCATGGCTATTGACTTCGCTAATGAGTTTATCGACTGCCGCCAGTACATCATCGTTGGGGAAAATCCTGTCTGCCGGTTCACCCGGTCAGGCCAGCTTCCTTGGGTAGATTACGAAGGCGCACTGAATGTGTGATAACGCCGGTTTTTCGTTTTTTCCGGCTTATCAGATAGTTGCCTCCTTCGGTGGCGTCATGGAGTTGGGGACCATGGCGTCACTGAGGAGGCATTTTTTTTACTGCTTACAAACCGGTTACTGCTTACACACTGCTTACAAATTCAGATGTAAATACAGTGTTTAAGCCATTTTTGCAAGGTTTGAAGTTTCAGAATTTGAAATATCCGGTGTTTCAGATGAAACTCAAAAAGTGAGCATTTATGCGGCTCCCAGAGGTTTTTACTGCTTACAAAGTTGCTCAAACGACCCACAAAAACCCCTCCGAATCCGAGAGACTTCTCACATACTGCTCACAAAATGTCAACAGCCGCCAGCTTTTGCTCAAGCCCGATGTGGGTATAAACCTCTTCCGTTATGGTTTTGCCGGAATGTCCGACGATAGCCCTGATGACGCGCTCGTCTATACCCTTGTCCGCAAGCATCGAAATGAATGTGTGCCGAGTCTCATGGCAGGTGTGATCAGCGTCTATCTTCTTCATCTCCCGGGCGAAAACCACCGTCCTGAACCGGCTGTCGTCCATCGGTGCATCCGTCCCGGAGGCCACATACGCACCGCCATTCTTCAGCCGCTCGAAAACCGGCACCAGCTTTAGGGCAATAGGCACGGTCCTGACTCCGGCCGCGGTTTTACTCTGCCTGACGTAAAAGCACCTCTGTTCCAGGTCGACATCCTCCCACTTAAGCTGGCGTATCTCCATCGCCCTCAGCCCGGTGTACAGCATCACGATGATCACCATTGCGTCCCGGTCGCGCTCTGACAGCCGCCAGAGCAAGTCGATCTCTTCCGCTGTGAAGATGACCTTCTCGTGCCGGGTAACATTCTCCGCGTGCTTTTCCACATCAATGTTTCTGGCGTTGTTCCTCTCAACCAGCTCGAACTTTGCCGCATAGTCAAGGACCTGAGCGAGGTGCTGCTTCATTCGGTACATCATCTCATACGGCCTTCCGCAGTTGTCGAAGAAAAATTGCAGCTTTGCAAGGGTCAGCGCCTTCAGCTTCTCGTTGTGAAGCGGCTCAAAAAGGTTGAAAGAGATTGTGTACAGCCGATATGTGGCATCCTTGACCTTCGTCTTTTTGTCGGCCATAAACCGCTCCATGATCTCCTTCAGGGTGATATTACAGTCTTCGATGGAATATGGGTCTCGGTTGTACTCCGCGAGTGCGATGAGCGCTTCCTGCTGGGTCTCGTAATAGCCCAGGTATTTGTACTTATATCGTCCCATGTCGTGGGAGACGGTCACGCGTACCGCCCACGGCTTTCTTCTTTTTCCGGGCAACCTGTAACAGCTCCCGTATCCGGACGGGTTACGCACCTGCATCACCTCCCCTATGCGCGGCGGCCTCTGCTTCTTGGACGTTCACTCCGTCGGCGAAGTCCCCGCGCCTTATGTGTCTGAGCGCGTGCTCGTATGCCTCTCGCTTCCGTGCATCGCAAAGCGTGCAGTCGATGAATGCGGTGTAGCTGCCGTCCGGGTTGACAGTCACTGCCTCATCCACGCCTGCCGGGAGCGGGAAATAGATCAGCGTAAGGTTATTCTTCTCATCATACCACCGCGTCATTCGGTCTCCCTTCTTTTCATAATGAGGAACATATCATGCAGGTCTCGCAACGTCTGCGGGTCAGCATCCCGGACAGCGGAAAAGAGCATCCGCAGTTCGGTGTTGTCGTGAAGTTCCTGTGCTATCTGGGCGGTTTCTTCGTTGGCATAGAACACACCTCTCTCTTCCCCATACAGGAGGAAGTCTGCTGATACGCCGAGATAATCAGCGACCATCTTAAGCCGGTCTGGCGGAAGCTCACCTTTCTTCGAACTGAAATAACCATTTGAAAAGCCAAGCTCACGCTCAATTCTTGATAAAGGAATCCCTCTAAGTCTGCAAATTTCCTTCAATCTTTCTGTGCTGTTCATTCTAAACTCCTCTAAGATTTTCGTCGAAACTCTAAAAAAGTGCTTGACAATTTAGAGGAATGTCTATATTATAACCTTAAGGGCTTAGATGCTCGTCTAAAATATAGAGATTCCTCGCTATGTCTTTGGTGGTACTTAGATGTTAGCCGATTATCTATGTTTTGTCAAGCAGAAATGGCCTATTTACAGGAGAAAGGAGGCAAAATGCTCTACGAAATCGTGAAGGAAGCCGCCAACGAGCGCAATGTCACTTTCCATAAGATAGAGACCGACCTGAACCTTGGTAATGGGTCTATAGCGAAATGGCAGAATCAGGCTCCGAGTTGGGACAAGGTTTTCGCCGTTGCGAAGTACCTGAAGATACCGCTCTCACTTCTTAGGGAGGCGGCTGAAAAGGAAAACGTAAAGAAAGGGAACGTATGAGCGAGGTAACAAGCGTCGTCTCCTCCCCGGAGGCTGTGGCAAAGGTTTTCCGAAAGAACCCGGGAACCATCAGGGCCGGACTGCAACAGGGCGTTTTCCCGTGGGGATACGCCATCCAGACGTCCGACCACAAGTGGTCATACATCATCAACCGGAAGCGTTTCGAGGAGATCGAGGGCATCAAGTTGGAGGAGGAGTGAATGGCAAAGAAGAAAGGCGACCTGTACACAGTGCAGGTCTACGCCGGGAGAAAGAAGTGGGTACTCGTGGTGAAGGGTCTGAAAGCAGCCAGCCGAGCCGCGAGGCAACTACTGATCGAACACCCTGAAGCAACGTACGCAGAGGTCGTACGGACTGACGGAGAAAAAACGGAGGTAACATTATGACGAAAGAAAAAAGACTGGAAGTGATGAGCTTCCTGATGGACATTGCTGAGC